ACCCCGCCCTCGTCGAGAATCACAGTTGCGCGATGAATCGCTGATAGTTCGGCGCGTTGGTTGGTTTGGGGGTCTTCGTCTGGAAGACGGTGAGAGCAGGAAAGGTGGCGCGCATCCGGGAACCAAACTGCGTAACCAGCTTTCGCACGTGAACGACCATTTCCTGAACAAGCTCCATCTGTAAAGACGCGCATCCTTACTTCCTGGACGCCGCAAACTCCTCCTCCGTTTTCCGCGGGTCGGTGAGATCCAAGGGAGGCCCCACGCGGCGCGGGACGTGAACGGGAGACGGAAGGACATTGACGATACAGCGACTCAGAATCGCTTGCTGAAGACAGGGCTCTTCGATATGGAACCAGACGCGACACCGAAAGGACCGCTGCTCGAGGGACCGTCGAAGCATCTGCTGACAGGCCAGCGAGAGGAAGTGCGCGTGCCAGACCATGAGTATCCGACAGCGAACGCCTGGTCGACTTGGCGTAAAGGACATCCATTGGGTGAACCACTTGGCGAAGTCCTCCATTCCGTTCAGGACGGCAGCATCCACCTCTTCGAATTCCGCTTGCTCGGCATACGTTCGTGTATAGGTTGTCCACAGGCTCTGCGTCTCTCGATCGTTGAGAGCTTCGTAGAGCACGCGATGGGGAGGAGGAAAGGTGTTCATTGTGGATTCTCTTGCGAAGAGAGTAAATGGCAGCCCAGCAAGATGACGGGACGCTAGTTCCCGAAGACGTCGTCCAACGGACGATGACAATTGTCCAGGAGGAGGGCTTTCCGATGGTCCGGTTCACCGAGGACGCCAAGGCGGAAATTCTTCGGCGTCTCCCTGCAGGGGCAACGTATGGCGAAGGAGGAGACCACGAGGCGTTTCACTTCAATGACCAGGATGTCCTGGTTCTCTTGGATTTCGATCGGCTCGAGGCTCTCGGGCATCTCGTTGACCCCGGGGTTCCTGACCCGGAGACGCCCGAGAACGTTCTCCGTCAGAACGTCATTGTTCTCGCCGAGGGTCCTCGAGCTGGACGCGCGGCTCTTGAACAGACGGTCTTGGAGGCCATGGACATTACGCCAGCCGGACAGGGCGAGGCTCCGCGAGATGTGGAGGGGGGTCGGAAGCGTCGCAAGGGAAAGAAGACTCGGAAGACCAAGGCGCGCAAGACGCAGAAGCGGAAAACTCTTCGTCGGAGAAGGTAAGAATGGCCGGAACCGGTGAGACCCGTGACGCTGAAACAATGGTGGTCGTTCTTCAGAAATTGACTCTCGCTGACATGCCCCCTGAGGTTGCGCCGTTTGGGGTGTTTCCAACGGCGGAAGCTGCAGCCGCGTGGGCGCAGACGAAGGGAGCGGATGCAGAGACGCGTGCGTCGATTGAAGCGGGCGAACTTGCATCCTTTGGTGACGGGCGTCGGACCTATGAAGTCTATCCAGCAGTCCGCGTTCAGGGTTCGACGGGTGGAAACCGTCGCAAGCGGAAAACCTTACGCCGTCGCCGAGCCCTCTGAGCCAACGATGCGCTTCACGGGAATGTCGGCAGAGACGACGTAGAGGGAATTCTCCGTGAGGACGATGTAGGCCTTCTCCTCCTTGATGCGCATGATACTCTCAATCGGCGAGGTATACTCGGTGTCAGACTTCACGAGCATCTTGGTGGTCCCCTGGACGCCAATACAGCACGTCTTGGCGATGGAGTCCGCGTAATAATCGAGATAGATCGGGCGGTCCTGCTCGAGCGCAACCTTGGCAGCCTGGGCCATGACAGTAGCAGACGGAACACTCATTTGTGTTGACGATGGAGGAACTCTCTCTACTTTGAACGAACTGTCCGACGGCGACGACGGCGTGTCCGACGCCCCCCTTTCGGCTTGTTGAGCGCAGACAACGGCATGCCTCGCAGGGTCTGTCCGGACTGCTTGTAGCGCTCGCGGGCTGACAGTCCGACGGATTTGGTCTCACCAATCGGTCGGTTCCCCGGATTGTCTCGACCCACAGACTTGAGATCTTCAAACCGATAGTAGTTCCGATACCGGAACCGTCCATCCGAGCTTTCATCGCTCACGTGGACGGTGAAGTGGCGGGATTCCTCAATCCCCTCTGCTTTGGGGTCGCGCGGAATCGTCAAGTGAACGGGAGACTCGGGGAACCGAATGACAATCAGACGGTCGTTCACCGAGACCTCGGTCCCTTTCTTGAAGCCAAAAAAGCGGTCTGCATCCGCTGCATGCATGACCAGTTCCTTGACAAGCTGTGAGTACGTCAACCCCTTGTTCTCTTTCTTCCAGCGCTCCACCCACTCAAGGTAGGGCTTCGCTGCGTCCTCGAAACTGTAGTCCGCCATTACTCTAGGGCCCGGATTTCTTCAGGGCATCCTCGAGACTGAACCGAGACTTCATCGTCAGGTTGGGCGTCTCTGGACGAGGAAGCGCAAGAAGCTCACGAACCGGCGTCCGAATGTCCACCTTCCCTGCGACTGCGAAGACGAATCGCACGAGCGCATCGACGTGCTCTTCCTTGAGCTTGGACTTCGGCGTCTTCACGCTCTCACGGAGGTCCTCCAGAATTGTCGTCACATACTGCGTCATCGTCTCCTGCGAGAGGAGCTCGCGACTATAGAGCTCTGCGAGGTAGACGGCAAACCCCCGCTTCAGTTCCTTCTGCTTCGTCCAGGCAATGACCGCCTCGTCGTATCCGGCGTCGTCTGCGCTGGGAATCATTGTCACATTGCCCGTGTCATACAGGGCATCGAACATCTGAATCTGAATGCTCAGGTCGCCCGCGACATCGGCGTTGGCTTTCGCGAGATCCGCATACAGGTCGGCGAGAATCGGCGCGAAGAAGGGCTGACGAATCCCTCGGTCGAACAGCAGGGTCGTCACGCGCAGACGGAAGAGTCCGTCACGCTTGGCGAGTGTCTCAAGGAGCTCTCCCGAAAGCTTGGCGTAATTCGCCTTGGAGAGCTTGTTGATGGCAGAGCTCACCGCATCGTAGTCGGGGTCGTCCTTCTCGCGAACCTTGCGGACAACATCTGCGAGGGCCGATTCCCGCCAATTGGAGGTCTCCTCCTTCCGGCGCGGAGCCACGTAGGGCTTCCGGTAGACCGGTTTGAAGGAGAGTTTCAGGCGCGAGATCGTGTCCAGAATGGACGACGAGAGCTCGGCCCGAGGAAGAGAGCGTGCTGCGTAGATACGTTGAACGTCCATGGCGACACAGCTCTTGTTCCTTTGAGAGATTCGTTCCGTTTTCGCGAAAATGGATTGAATCGCACAAGAGAACAAGCCTCGTGCCACAATGGACTCCTGGACGCTCTGGTATCATGACCCGAGCAACTCAGACTACTCGCTGGAGAGCTACATCAAGATTGCGGAGATGACCGACATCGAGACCTTCTGGGCGATTGTCGAGGCCATTTCTCCCGAGGCCTGGTCCTCTGGAATGTTCTTCTTCATGAAGAAGGGAATTCGCCCCCTCTGGGATGCACCCGAGAATGACCGCGGGGGTGCCTGGAGCAAGAAGGTGGATGCGAACGATACGAATACGGTGTTCCTGGATTGTATGGTCCATTGCATCGCAGGGAAGATGCTGACGAAGCAGAATGAAACCATCGCAGGCGTGACCGTCTCACCCAAGGGGGCGTTCCACATCATCAAGGTCTGGAACACGACGACGAGTGTCTCGGATCGTCGACTCTTCAGCTCCAGTCTGAAGATGAAGCTTGGTGACGATATCGCGTACAAGGCGCACAATCTTCGCCCGAAGTAGAGTAAAGCGACTTACCTCACATCATGTCTGTTGTTCCGCCTCTTTCAGGGCCACCTCTCTATCGGTACATTCCGGGAGTGGGAAAGGTAGGGACGACGCAGAACGGACCGACGGGAGCCACGGGTCCGACGGGGGCTGCAGGGAGTGCGACAAACACAGGAGCGACAGGTCCGACAGGCTGGACCGGACCGACGGGGAATACGGGACCCACGGGACTGCGTGGACCGACCGGAACGACCCTCTTGGGGAATGTTTTGCGTGTGGACGCGGTCAATGGCAATGACGCAACCGCGAGTGTTGGGGGATCTGCCTATCTGACCATTGCAGCGGCCGTGGCTGCAGCAACCTCGGGGACGACCATCTGGGTTCTTCCAGGGACCTATACCCTTGCGTCAGGGATAACACTTCCCAACGGAATTGCGCTTCGTGGGTTGAACGTGCAGACCTGCACGATTCAGATGACCGGTGTGACGGCGAACACGACGCTTCTGACGATGGGCGAGAACTGTCGTGTCGAGGATCTCACGTTGAAATTGACGTCGTCAGGACACTATACGCTGAAGGGAATCGTCTTCGGAGGGACGTCGACGGTCACCTCCAAGCTTCGCACGGCGGTCTTGACAGTGGACAATTCAGCGGCATCGTCGGGAGGATCCAGTACGGTCTATGGCGTGGAGTGCTCGGGAACCGGAACGTTGGGGTCTGCGTCCTTTTCGTTTAATTGCATCAAGGGGTCCACGGTCAATGTCTATTCAAACGGCGGAGGAACCAAGCGCGGAATCATCGTCACGGGCACGAACGTGATGTCCACACGCGATACAAACATCTATGTCGCCCAGCCCACGAGCACAACGTCAACGGGCTCCTATGTGGGTGTCGAGACCAATGATGGACTGACAGGCGCCATCCAACTCCGGTCCACGACCATCGGAACTGTGACACCCACCGCAGGGCAATCGTATACAGCGTCGGATATCCTTCAGACGACGCCTGCGACCATCGCAGACCCCGCGTATCTCGCCTCTCCGGGGATTCAGATTGGACCCGGAACAGACCTCGTCACCAAGACTGCGGGAGGAAAAGGGTTCTCGACGTATGTCTACCCTACAACGGTCTTCTATGGACTCGCAGGAGACCTGAAGTCGGGAGGGAGTTCGAATGCTTACCTATGGCCGGGAACCATGGCGGCGACCAACAACGTCTTTCCCGACCCAAACCTGACGTCTCCTGCCTACTACAAATCCCAACAGCCATTCATTCTGGCAGGCATGACGGTTGCCGTTCGGACAGGACCTGGAGCTGGAAATACGACCACCTTCACCGCGCGGAGAACCCCGAAGGGAGGGTCTATCGCGGATGTGTCTGGCTATCGAGTGATTCTGAGCAACTCGGATACGTCGGGGTCCTTTTACAGCGGATCAGAGACGTTTGGGGCGGGTGACCTTCTTCATCTTCAGGTTCAGTATACGGGAGGCAATGCGAATACGACGCATGACATGACCGCGCAATTGGATTGTTTCTGAGCCTATGCGAGCGCGAGGAGAGAGCGGTTCGGCGACGATAGCGAGCCTTTAGGCGAGCGTGAAGAGGTAGAGAACCTTGGTGAGATCGCCAAGGATGGTATCACGGAGATTCAGAAGGTCGGTGTCGGTGGACTTGATCTTTTTCGGCAGGACCTTGGAGAGATACGTCGTCTGCTGGGCGACGAAGGACTTCGCAGCAGACTCACTGAAATTGTGGAGCTTGATGCTCCCGGACACCTTCGGGCGACCGTAGCGTCCCATATAGGACTCGACGAACGCATCGATATTCGTGTCCAGCGCAGCCGTGAGGTCATCGGTGGCCTTGTGGCGCGCAAACGATCCGGTCTGCCAGTGATACAGCTTGACCTGATTGCGGATGGTCAGGAGTGAGGTCACAATATCCCCACCCTTATCGCCTCCTTTCCGTTTCCGGCGCGTCGACCCTTCGAAGAAGCTCATTGTCTTTGTGCGCGAAACTTCTTGAGGGACTCTCGGATTCTATTCTATGTGCGTCTATACAATGACCCGGAGAACCCGCAGAGGGGGTCGCAAACTCGGGCAAGGGACGCAGAATGCGGTCTTTAGCGTGCCCTTCCCCTGTGATCCCCCCATTGACCGCAAGACCATCATGCTTGTGAGTCTCGAGGCATTGAATGGAACTCTCACGTCACACCGTCCACTCCCGGCAGTCCTAGAACGTCTTCGGACCATTGACCCGAACGCCGAGCGATTCTACTATCCGCTCGCCTGCTCAATTCGTGCCCCCCGTGACAATGAACCGATTGACGAAGACCTCGCCGGATTGTCGCAGGCTGACCGCAACCGTCTTGTTCCGTTTATTGACATTGTTCCCTATGGGCCGAACGGAACCCTACGAACCCATGCCCTCACAAAGGACATCGCGGACACGATTCGGGCCGACATTGAGTTCCTCCACGCAAATGGAATGACACATGGAGATGTGTCTCCGGAGAACATTGTATTTGACGAAGCGAACCGCCCGCATTTGATTGATTTTGGGCAGGCATCTCTCCGGCGTGGCGAGGACGGGGTGGATGTTCCCAAAGGATTTGAGAAGGATATTCCGTCCTGGACGGAGGCGGTCGCATTAGACTGGTCGGACGTTGCTCGCAGCCTACGCCCACGAATGGCAGGTCGTCGTCTGTGGAGGCGGCGGAGGACTAGGCGGACATCGGCATGAGGCAGAGCTTGATATCTCCGAGGTTGGCGATGACGTAGCGGATCATGAAGAACCAGTCATTCTTCATGTGAATCTCGAGGTTGTTGCTGAGGTTCGAGCACTTGGTAAACAGCACGAGGTGGGGAAGCGAGTAGGTCCCCGAGACAATCTCACCGGACTCCTTCTTGGAGATACTGAGCTCAGACGCAGAGTCTCCGAGCGTCACCGTCTGCGAGGCAAACGGACCCTTGCAGGCAAATGTCAGCGTGCTTCCGACGTTCTTGATGTCCACGGTCTTGGCGGACAGCAGAGTCATATCCCGGCAAATCTTCTGGAAATCCAGCGACGGCATCGTGATGCGGGTCGAGAACTCCGTGTCGAGCATCTTGATATCGGACTCATCACGATCCAGAAGGTTAATCTTGTAGCGAACCCGGCGCTTCTTCTCGCCGTTCTCGAGCGTGATGGTCAGGTGGTTGGACTCGGACTTCGAGACACTAAACGTAATCGTGTCGTCGTTGGTCACCGTCTTCACGACGCGGTAGAAGTGGTCGGTGTTCAGTCCAACGTCAAACTTGGGGGCCGAGTGGTTATACTCGTAGTGCTCAAACTTGTTCGCGAAGAGCCGCATGTGCGTGAACACCGTGCGGGTGTTGTCCATCGCCACCATGCGAATCCCGTCCTTGTCGAAGACCAGAGACATCTCCACAAGCATCGACTTGAGACCTTCAGCAAGCGTGCGGATGGGTGCGGTCTGGACTGTCTTGGCCACCACGATGTCGTCGCTCATTTTGTATACCCCCTGGCGAGCGTTCTAAGTTCCTTACCGCGGGGCATACATGGCATAGAGGACCCCCACGACGGCTCCGAAGAAGACAAGGGCAATGGCAAGGAACCCGAGCATATACCCGGCAAAGAGACCCATGTAGCTCAGGAGACCGGTCGCATTCTTCGCAGCGAGGAAGGAGAAGCCCGAGGGCATGAGGACGAAGATGAGGACGAGAACGACAAAGGCGACGGCAGCAATCCCGACGGCCACTTTCCAGATCTGAGCCGTCGGAATGCGAAGCCCGAGAATCGTCGTCATCTCGGACTCCTGGGTTGTGTCTTTCCCCGTTGCAGCGTTCGTGGGCATTGTTTCTACGAGAGAAAGACAATGGGACTCACCGACATTGTCCTTCTGTCCGCCGTCGAGATTTTTGGCGACTTCAACCTTCGCTGGTATGCGCAGACCGATGCCCCTCGCTATTTGGCGGGAGGCATCGCTGGGTATCTCGGAGTGCTCTACTATCTCATCAAGAGCTTCCGAGATGATAACGTTCTGTATGTGAATGGAATGTGGGATGGAATCTCCGGGCTCATCGAGAGCATCGCAGCGTTCGTCCTGCTCGGAGACCGGCTGACACATGGCTACCAGTATGCCGGGCTTGCCATGGTCGTCGTCGGCATTGCGCTGATGAAGCATTAGCGACTCTTCACGAAGAAGGGGTAGGCCAAGAGCGCCACCAAGATACCCAACACAACAACATCGACCGTCCGAATGATCTTCTTCGTCTTCAGGGGGAGCTCGTCATACTTCTCCTGATACTCTTTCGGTTTCAGGTCTTTCCACATCCAGCCCAAGAGGGTGGGTTTGAATCGGTCATTGCAGTCGTAGAGCACGTCATACCAGGCAAGCGCGACGTAGGCGAGACACGCCAGAATGAAGTTCACGACAATGCGATGCGTATACGCCACGGGATGCGGGAGCCAATAGACGACGAGGACGAATCCTGCGAAGACCAAACATTTGGGGTTGAGCGCAAGGTCTGTTCCGAATAAGCCTCCTCCCATTATGGATTCCCGAGATACAAATAATACGTGAGTCGGTTTGCTAGACATGCAATCGAGACACCCGCGGACTCGAGACGACGACGAAACAGCATATCCTCTTGACGCCAAGCCGACGGACGTTCATCAAACTGGAAGCGCCGAAGAAGAGACGCTCGAACCGCAACATGTCCTTGTGCGATCGAGTCATCTCGAGGGACAAGTGTCAGCGGTCCCGGATCGGGGTGCTCGGATGGATAGTGGTCGCGATGAATCCGAATCGATGCATGATAGACAGCGTCATAGGGGGCCAGTGCAAATGCTTCGAGGAGGTACTCCAGTCGTCTAGGGTGCATTCGGTCGTCGGCATCAAGAAACGCGATAAGATCGGTTGACAGAGCCTTTGCGGCGCGATTGCGATTTCCAGCAGCATCAATGCGTTGTGTGGAGAACAGAATGTCAATGGGAATTCCAGCGTAGACAAACCGAAGCGTTCCAGTCTTGTCCCATCCAGAACACGCGATGACAATCTGAGTTGGACGAACGGTGGACTCGGCCAAGTTCGGGAGAAGCGAGTCTATATAGTGAAAATGACCTTTGTAACAGGGAATTGCAATCCCAACCGTAGGCATTACTTGGTATACAAGATATACAGGAGCGAATACAGACCGAGGAATCCAACCCAGGTCACCTGGTCATCTGTGAGCCAGGCATCCATCGTCTCCATGAGATACACCGAGGAGGCCACCATCGCGGCGTCCGCAAGGAGGATCTTCCAAGAGCCCTCTGCTGCATAGCGCTTGAACAAGTCCAGAATGCGATTCTGTCCCGGCGGCACGGCCTGAATGACCCCCACATAAAAGAGGATGTCATGCAGGAGCTGAATGCCAACGGCGACTGCGATGAGCGTGAGCCCCGACGCTCCGGGGACTAGGAGCATCGCCAGTGCGATGCCAAGGACGATGATGAGAATGTCCGACCCGATGGCCACGAGACCAAAGTCGGCATACCAGGTTGCGAGGGACTTCGTAAGAGGATAGACCTTCGATAGCACAATCACAGCAAAGTCTACCCAAGCCGTCGCTGCGAGAAGAGCCGTCCAGGGAATCATTGTCTTCCTCCGAGAGGTTATTCCTCGTCGCTCTCAGCACCGCCCTTCTTCACCTTCTTCACGCCAAACTTGCCCTTGGTCGCCTTGTAGCCCGCCTTCTCAAGACGACGGGTCTTCTTGGCCATCGTCGACTTCTTCTTGGAGACGATGCGACCCCACTTATTATACTTGAGGTCACGCTTGGTGAGACCTCCACTGGTGTGGTGAGCCGTTCCGTGCATGACCTGCGCGCGAGAGCCAATCTTGTGCGAACCACCGGCTTGTTCCATTTACTCCTTCGTCAGAAATTAACGAATCCGGGTGAGAATCTGGGGAAGCGAGAGAGCCGATTTCGGGCCCGCCGTATCCACGAATCCCGTTTCGATTCGACCGCAGTAGATATCGTTCGTCCAGGTAAACGGGAACTCCACGGCGTGCTCTCCGGGGATCTTGCGTCCGTTGCTGTAGTGAACAAGCATCTGAGACTTGACGCGCGGATAGATGACGTCGCTCAGGAAGTTCTGATCGTGGGCCAACCGATGGCCGAGAGACGCATCCTCTTTGTAGGACGCATACGCCTCGTGGAGATTGATACCCGCCGACTTGCGGAGTCCCCAGAGTCCTCCCATCATGTGCGCGGTATGCACGATGTTATCGCGAATCGTATGGGCAACATACTGGGGACTCGCGACGAAGGCCTGAATGGCCCAGCGGTCCTTCCAGTGAATCCGGCTGTCGGCATCGCGCACCATCATCAGGTCCACGTCGGGCTCGTCGATGGCGTAGAACCGATGAATCATATTGGGAGCCCCGAGAACACCGGTCTCCCGAAGGACAACATTGTGGTATCCGCGAAGCCACTGCACCATCGTCGGCTCGACATCGGGAGCGAGGTAGACGTAGACCTTCCAGGTTGGGAAATACTTCAACGCGAGAAGCACATTCTGCTCCATTCCGACGTAATACCGGTCGTTGTAAGGTCCGTAGAGACAGAAGGAGAACGCGTTTACCATTTGTCTTCTCTTCTTCAGTATGATTTCCGGAAAATCCTTTGCAGACATCTGTCGGTGGGTCTTCGATCCGCGGTATCCGGACCGCCCGCAGTTTTCATACGCCTCTGCGTCGTCGGGAGACTGGGTCTTCGTGAACGGAGACTACCTCACACAGTTTCGAGCCCAGTGTCCCCTCTTCTCTCCCAAGCAGTTTCATGTGGTCGTCCACAATAGCGACCGACCGTTTGGATGGGTCCAGCTTGGGATGCTTCTTCCCGTCAGTCGTCACATCTACGCCATCAACACGACCGTCGAGCATCCGCGCCTGACGACGATTCCTCTGGGGTTCGTGGACAAGCAGCTCCCCTTTCTTGCGTCCTTCCAGCGCCCAGAGGTCCCACGAGACATCGAGGTCTACGCCAACTTCACACAGACGACGAATGATGAGAAACGTCGGGCGTGCACGCTCGTCTTTCGCGACGACCCCCGTGTCACCTGGAAGACGGGCCTTTCGGTTCCCGAGTATTACGCCGACCTTTGTCGGTCACAGTTCGTCCTGTGTCCCGAAGGAACCGGTATCGATACGCACCGAGTCTACGAAGCGCTTGTCTGTGGCGCAACCCCTGTCGTTCTTCGAAACTCGCTGAGTCCTCTTTACGAGCGTCTCCCCGTCTGTGTTGTCGACCGATGGACCGATCCGTTTGTTCCTCCAACGGGCCGCGCACATGCGTTTACAGTCGGGTCGTTCTTAGCTTCCCAATGAAAGCGATTTTTGTCTGCGATGCGAATCCTGCGTATCTTGGGTTTTGGAAACCGCAAGCTGAGCACATGTGGTCTCGGTTTGGTCTGCGGAGCCGACTGTATTATATCGCACCCCAGCCCGATGCGGGGGTCTTCACGAGCGACTACGCCGAAGTCATTCATGTTCCGATGACGCCGGACGTTCCGGCCATCGTACAGGCCCTGTTTGCCAAATGGTACTGTCCGGCACAGGAAACGACCGATGAGCGTCTGTTTATCTGTGACATTGACTGTTTCGTTCTCTCGAGAGCCTTTGTTGATCGAGTTGCCAAGGGACACTCCCTGTCTCATCTCTCCCGGTTGCCCGGTGGGAATGTCCCAGGCTATTATGTTGCAGGGACTCCGGCGCAACTCCGCGCGTTCTTCCAGGCCGAAGACCCGACGCTCGGGACGTTTTGCCAGAGGGTGCTTCGGGAAAGCACGTATGTCTTCCCGAGCCGCAGCCATGTTTCGACTGCGAGTCTCGAGGCAACTCCAGATTGGAAGTACTTCGGGATGGAAGAACATTATGCGGGACAGTGTGCCTCGATATATCGCGGACCCGTGGAGGTGGTCGATTCAAGCCCAACGGCCCCGACAACCCGAATCTGCCGGTCATACAACTGTGCGTATACACCCGCCGATCTGTCTCGCGACGTCTATGTTGATTTTCATTGCCCGCGCCCGTTCGAGGGAAACGAACCCGTCATTCGCCGCATTCTCTCGAGTCTCCCTAGCGCGTGAGTCGTGCCTGAACTCGATCCCAGAGGACCGACGTCTTGCGAAGCGCGAGAATGTCAATCTGGCAGAGGACGCCACTCGCGCGATGAAGCTCGGGGATGTCGAGCGGCGCAAACCCGAGCGCGTCCACTGCGTGAATGACATCGACGAACGTCGGGGCTCCCGTATTGTAGACACCCGCAAAGGGACACTCGAGGAGAAGAACCTCGGTATCTCGAAGAACACGCGGACCCCCGCGAAGAACGTCAAGCTCTGCTCCCTGAACATCGAGCTTGATGAAGTCGAAGGTCTCGGTGGGGAAGAGTGTATCGAGCGTCGTCGTCGTTCGAACTGCGGGTGCAATCCCCGCATAGTGACGTGTGGTCTCCCGGTAGAGGGAGTCTCCCGTCGACAAATTGGAATACCAAGGAACCGTTTCGTGCCCATCGGAGACAACTTCGTAGAGCACGCGAGCGTTGAGAGAGCGAAGCTCGGGGTGGGGATTGGGCTCAATCACGGTAAAGGACGCAGTCGGAAAGATGCGCTGATGGGCCCGTGTCCAGTTTCCTTTGAACCCTCCAACATCCAGGATCGTCTTGGGGGACCATCCGAGCGACCGAAGCAAGTCCATTGTACAGTTATCGGAGAAGCCTCCATGAAACTGACCGAGCGAGGAAGATGGACTGAAAGACGGACATCACTGCCTGGGGTGTATACTGAAGATACCCGTTGGTCGACATGTCCTTCTTCCATTCGCCCGTCTCGAAGATTCGAAGCAGGTCGTCTGCGGTCGAATACTGTGTGCACGCGGGACCGAGAATGTCCAGGTGCGCGCGCTCCGGAGACCCTGCATACGTGACAATGGGCTTCTTGCAGACCGCGAATTCCCCACACGCAAGTCCGAACGTCTCTCCACGCGCACGTGCATGGAGCATGACATCACATGTATTGATGAACTTCCGCTTGACACGAAGGTCGGTTGTGCAGGGAAGGAAATGAAGACGCGGATGCTCTCCAAACGACTTGGTGTTCAGGGCGACGAAATGCATCGTCGGGAAACGGTCGAGCAAGCGAAGAACGGTCTCCTGGACGAATGGAATATCAAAGGACCCGTAGGACCCGTGGCGACCTACGACAAGGGCCTCTGCCGGAATCCCGAGCTCCTCACGAAACGTCTCCGGGGACTCTTCCACATAGACCATATAGGGCACGACGGGAACACGCGTTCCGTAGAGTGTATTGAGCGTCGGACTGATGGCGGCGTAGATATCGCCGTGGGGATACCGCGTGTCAAAGACAGCATGGACGACGCACTTGCACGCGCTCGTTCCATACCAATCGACTTCCCCTGACTTTTGGACGTAGAGCACGTCGACACCTTCCCGGCGAACAATCGCATCGATGTCGGCACGACTCGTAATGTAGAGCACCGGGAACCGACGCTCGAACTTCGCGTAGATGTCCCCGTGGGTCGCCCGAAAGTCGCGCGTCAACACGATCGACGTATTCCCAAGGAGGACCTCGTTGAAGTGCGCGTAGTCATAAAGAGAGACTTCCGTCCCCCCATACGAGATGTGATTGGTCAGAAAGGCGACTTTCATTGTTAGTATTCTGAGCGGTTCTGTAACCCATACCTGAGCGCGGAGCTCCACTCTCAGGTGTGGGGTTTCCCCCGTGTTCCTCCCCCTGCGACCGTTGGTTGTTCTGTGTTTAGTTGGAGTACGCGAGGCCGCCCATGCCGGACATGACGCGGAGCACGTTGTAGTTCACGGCGTACACGCGGACCTGCGCAGTGCGACCGTTGCGGACGGTGTTGACGGACACCGTGAGCTGGAGGGTCGCCTTGTCGATACGGGAGAAGTTGCAGGTGCCGGACGGCTGGTGCTCCTCGGGCTTGAGCGCGAAGGAGTAGACGTTGATGCCGCGAGTGGGGGTGCGGGAGTGGTGCTGGTAGGGCTGCACGCGGTCGAAGTAGCGACCCTCGCGCTCCGTGAAGCGGTCCTGGCCGTTGAGCTGGAGCTTGGCAACCTCAACAGGGTTCTTGCCCTCGCACTTGACACCGGAGGCGAGCACGACCTTGGCGAGGAGGTAGTTGGTGGTGGCCGCGAAGACCTCGTCACCCTGGTCAAGACCAGAGTCGAGCCAAGACGCACCGCCGAGGGAGGCGCCGGCAGTGATGCCGAGGCCAGGGAGGTAGGGGCCAGACGGGCCGTCACCCTTGGTGGTGGGGATGTTGCCACCGCTGCCGCCAGTGCCGAGAGAGCCACGGGCGAGGATGTCCATGACAACACCCTCCGTGGTGAAGTCATCCGTGTAGTTGAAGGGCTGGCAGCCGTTGACCTCCTGGATGAAGTTCTGGCCAGGGGTGCAGTCGACGTAGGAGTCACGCTGGACAACCCACACGAGCTCCTTGACGGGGTGGTTGAAGTTCAGCTGGATCTTGTTGGAGGAGGAGGTGATGGACTCCGCGCCAGTGAACTGGAGCTGCTCGATGAGGTACTCGTGGGTCTGCTGGGCAAAGCGACGGCGCTCCTCCGTGTCGAGGTAGATGTAGTCGATGTAGAGGGAGGCAGCCGTGAGGGACTGGATGGCCGTGGAGGGGGCCGTGGAGCCAGTGGTCTCGTAGTAGCAGCAGTTGATCCACTGCTCGAACTCGACGTTGATGCGAACCTCG